TATTTTCACTTTATTTTCACTTTAGGGGTTGACAAAACCCGTAAACAGGTGTATAATAGTATATACAAGTTATAATTTTATCTAATATAAATGGCAAAGAAACCAGTTCCTTTAAACATCAATGAATCTGAAACGCCATTTGTATCTGCAGATGAGTTAGTTAATACTCCCCCTGTAGAAGAAGGTGTCAGTGAAATCTTTATATCTAACCTAGCTAGACTAGTAGAAGAAAGATTTGATTCAGCAGAGAGAGGTAGAAAGGATGACGAGAGGAGATGGTTAGATGCATACCACAATTATCGCGGAGTCTATAATAAGCGGATTAAGTTCAAAGAGAATGAGAAGTCTAAGGTCTTTATTAAAGTTACTAAGACTAAAGTACTTGCTGCCTATGGGCAATTAATTGATGTTGTATTCTCAGGAGCTAAGTTCCCACTACAAATTCAAGAGACTATCTTACCAGATGGTATTGCAGAGTACGCACATCTAAATCCACTACAAGAGAAGACAGGTGGTCCACAAGATATCTCTCCAGAGTTAGAGGGTAATTTAGACTACACACCACAAGAAGGTATTACAGAAGACAACGTAGGAAACTTTAACCCTTATGATGTAGGTTTTGAAGGTGATGGACAGACGTTAGCCCCTGGAGCAATCCAGACTGATTCAGATAAATTCTTAGGCTCTCTTGAAGAAGAGTACCAAAATGAAGAAGGTGATACAGTAGTCTCGAAGGGTTCAGCGAGAGCACCTGAAATGCCACAGATACAACCAGCTCAGATAGCTGCACGTAGAATGGAGAAGTTAATCCACGACCAGATTGAAGAGTCTAACGGAGCGACTGAATTACGTAACGCTATCTTTGAATCAGTACTCTTAGGTACTGGTATTATCAAAGGTCCATTTAATTACAATAAGACTATACATAAGTGGACTACTAGCGAGGAAGGTGGTAGAGAGTATACCCCTGAAGAAGTAAGAGTACCTAGACTAGAGTTTGTTAGTGCTTGGGACTTCTATCCAGACCCTAACGCAACAGATATCGATAGTGCAGAATGGTCAATACATAGACATAAATACAACAAGTCTCAACTAAGAGCCTTAATGAATAGACCTTACTTTGATAAGACTAAGATATCAGAGTGTATTAAACAAGGTTATAATTATCAGAAGCGCTCATTTGAAGATGAGATTAAGTTAGATAACAACTCAGCCTCATTCACAGACACAGATAGATTTGAAGTACTAGAATACTGGGGCGTTATGGATGCCGAGTATGCTAGAGATGCAGGCTTAGACATCGATGACAGTATTAATGACCTAGAAGAAATACAAGTTAATGCTTGGGTATGCCAAGGAAAGATACTACGATTAGTAGGTAATCCTTTTAAACCAAGTAGACTACCATACAATGCTGTACCATATGAGAAGAACCCATACTCTTTCTGGGGTGTAGGTGTACCAGAGAATATGGAAGACTCACAACAGATTATGAATGGTCACGCAAGAATGGCTATCGATAACCTAGCTCTTGCTGGTTCGTTAGTCTTCGACATAGACGAAGCTGCATTAGTAGCAGGACAATCAATGGATATCTACCCAGGTAAGATATTCAAGAGACAAGCAGGTATGCCTGGTCAGTCAATTTATGGGTTGAAGTTCCCAAATACTGCACCAGAGAATATGCAAATGTTTGATAGATTCAGACAGTTATCTGATGAGTCCACAGGAATCCCATCGTATTCACACGGTAATACAGGTGTACAAGGTATGACACGTACTGCATCTGGTATGTCTATGTTGATGGGTGCGGCTTCACTAAATATAAAAACAGTTGTCAAGAACCTTGATGACTTCTTATTAAAACCATTAGGTGTTGCATTCTATCAATGGAATATGCAATTCTATGAAGGAGAATTAAATGTTATTGGCGACCTCGAAATTAAAGCTACAGGAACTAGTTCACTTATGCAGAAGGAAGTTAGGTCTCAAAGACTTACTACATTCCTTCAATCAGTACAAAACCCAGCTGTTGCACCATTCGTTAAAGTTTCTAAAATCATTCAAGAGTTGGCTTACAGCCTTGACTTTGACCCTGAAGAAATAATCAACTCACCTGAAGAGGCAGCAATCTATGCAGAAATTATCGGACTTCAAAATCAACAGCAACCACCTGGAACAAATGGTCAACAATCCCCTATGGGTGAAGGTGGAGGAATACCTGGAGGTGGAGCAGGTGAAGGTGTTACAGGCAATGGCGATGGCAACATCGGAACGGGAGATGTACCGCAGCCAGGGGAAAGTACATTTTCTGCGTCAGCTCCTCCTACTGCGTAAGCAAGTGGAGAAGAAGTAATGGCTAAGTTAGCTAGAGAAGGTGAGATACCTGACAATCTTCTTACTTCTTTTGAAAGAGAGATGCAGGAAACTACAGATGGTAAAGTAACTAAGACGTGGAAAGAATATGCTAAGGGTTATGTACCTGATAATACATCTGAAGCTGATTCAACCTTTGATAAACTATCTAATAAGACAGCGTGGTCTAAGGATAAGAAAGATATAGATGCGTCTATACTATCAGGTAAATATACACATATTACCAGAGGGGTAGGACAAGAAAAAGCAAAGGCACATCGTTTTTCAAATTTAAAGCGACAGTGTGCAGGCGGTGATAAAAATGCTTGTCTATTATTACAAACAAATAATCCGAGTTTCTCAGTAGAAAAAACGAAAGCAAAAGAACAAGTTAGTAAATTACCTATGTCACAGAGAATGGGATTTGCAGAGGGTGGTCTACTAGATGATTCATCAAGATTATGGAAGATGGAATCACAGTACCCAGAATTTGAAAAAGGAATAACAAAGAAAGGTGTAGTACCTACAACACCTATAGAAGAACAATACAATTATAGCCCAACACAACAAGGGTATGCGTTAGGTGGTATAGTTGCTCTAACAGTAGCGGCAGGAGCAGCAGGGTATGGCTTAGGTTCGTGGTTATATAATCAGTTCTCTGATAAAAAAGAACAACAAACAGATACTCAGAGTACTACAGATATGCTTAGACTACGTAGAGAGCAACAGGAAAGTGGCTTAGAAGCACTTAGAAAAGAACAACGAGGATATGAAGAAGGTGGTGAAATTATGAATTATGATGATACAGGGTCTATGTTAGCCCCAGAAGTTCCATTAAACTTTGAAGAAGATATGCCAATGGATTACCCAATGGGAGAGGAATCAGAAACAGGTTTATCTCCTGAAGAGGCTGAGGTGTTAGGGCAAGCAATGTCTGATTACCCAGAGCTAGAAGGTATCCTTAATAAAGTAGGGTCAGCAGTAGACTCAGACTTTACAGGTGATGGTGCAGTAGATGGACCAGGTACAGAGACCAGTGATTCTATTAATGCTAAGTTATCAGATGGTGAGTTTGTATTTACAGCTAAAGCAGTTAAGCAATTAGGTGTAGACAAGTTACGTAAGATGATGGACAAAGCAGAAGGTGAATATGACGAATCATCTATGAAGCAAGAGTATCAACAAATGGACGACACAGGTTTTGCTAAAGGTGGTTTCTTTGATAGACCTGGTTATAAAGAAGGTAACTATGTACAACGTCCTAAAGTATTAAACAATAAAGAAGGTATGTTAGGCTCACTTCTAAAGTCTATGGGTAAAGCCTATGATGGCGCTATGGACTATCTGGAGAGTGATGTACAGAGAACTATCGACCCAGATGAGGAAGAAAGAAAACAAAATGCCGAGTACCAAAGACAACAAGAAATTAAAAGACAACGCGGATTCTAATCCGTTTTAAATAAACTAACTACAAACCCCCAGTCAAACTGACGAGACGAGACTGACTTTGTAGTGACAACCCCAAGGCTACCTCTTAATTGAGCACCTTGGATTTAAAAGTTCCGTAAGGGACGAGCAACCCCGAAAGCCACCCCAATAGAATGGGCACTTAATGGAGGTCAATATGACAACAGCAACAGCAACAAGAACGGAGGAAATCCAACAACCACAAGCAAACCCTTATAACGCAAATAAGAAATGGGACAACAGCAACAAAGACGCTAAGAGAGGTCTTACAAGCGCTGATGATTCTTTAGCTTATCGAGCCCCTCGTAAGGAAGCAGTAATATCTAATGGTGAGACAACAATCTTAGAAGAAGAAAAGGTCACTACAGATACTGCAACCACAGAGGCTACCTCGGTAGACGACACTTATAAAGAAGAACCCAATGATAAATTCAAGAAGGTAGACTTTAAAAAGCGTTACGATGATTTGAAGAAACATTATGATAGAAAACTAGGAGACTGGAAGTCTAAAGAAACATCACTCAAAGCAGAGATGTTGGCTAACCGACCTACCTATACCGCACCTAAAACCCCAGAAGAACTGGCTACTTTTAGAGAGGACTATCCCGATGTTTATGATGTAGTAGAAACAGTAGCACATATGAGAGCCGAAGAACAACTGTCTGATTTACAGTCACAAGTTCAAAAGCTTTCAGAGAAAGAAGGCGTAGCAAATCGTAGAGCAGCAGAGCAAGAGCTCCTAAACTTACATCCTGACTTCACCAGTATCAGAGAATCTGAAGAGTTCCACGACTGGGCACGAGTTCAACCTGAAGCAATTCAGTCTTGGATTTATGAGAACAACGGAGATGCTACGTTAGCTTCCAGAGCTATTGACTTATACAAACAGGATGTTGGAATTACTACTAGTAAAGCTGGAGCTGTGTCGAAAAAAACTAGTCCACAGAAAGATACGAGAGGTTCTGCTGCAGATGCAGTATCAGTCAAAACGAAAGTTGAAGACCACTCACCTCAAGAGAAACTATGGACAACCTCAGAAATCGCTAACCTTTCTGTTGACCAGTATGAGCAATACCAATCAGAGATTGATGCTGCTTTTCAAACTGGAAGAATTAGAGAAGGTTAGTTTAATTAAGTAATGATAGATTACACCCTAGCAATAGGTTGTTTGATATCTAAATAGGAGAAATATTATGGGCTTTGAAACAGGCGCATCAATGAACTTCGACCCAGCCGTCTCGGGACAAACAAGCTCGTCTTGGCTGCCAGAAGTTTTTTCAAAGAAAGTACAAGTTGCTTTCCGTAAATCAGCAGTAGCTGAAGCAATCTGTAACACTGACTATATGGGTGAAATCGCTCAGTTCGGTGATACAGTTAACATCATCAAAGAGCCGCAAATCAGTGTAAATAGTTACACTCGTGATGCGACTCTGTCTAGCACGGACCTTACTGACGAAGAATTAGTTCTTCAAGTAGACCAAGCTAAGTACTTCCAGTTCGAGGTAGATGACTTAGAAGCACGTTTCTCACACGTAAACTGGCAACAGATTGCGTCTGATAACGCAGCGTACAAGTTGAAAGACTCTTTCGACTCTAACGTATTACAAGCGGCTGTAACTGGCGCGACAACTAATACG